AGTGGATATCTCCGTGTGAACCTGAAGCTCCTGAGTGTGTACCAGTCTGTGTTTCTGAAAGAAGTGGAACTTCAACAATTGGAATACCAAATGCGAATGGTGCCACATATCCTGCAGGTCCACCTAGTGGTGCGACTCCGCCACGGATAACGCTTGAAGCGATGTCCTGTGGAATTGTCTGGTTTGTTCCAATACTGTTCTTGTATAGGAAGTCCTGAATCAAGTTTGATCCAGCAAGGAAGCGAAGGTCTGCACGACGTTGCTTGTACTTACGTGGCATAGCCTTAAGTGCCTTGTTGAATACTTCACGAGAAACTTCAGCGCCAGCTGCGTCTACGACACGACCTGATGCCTTTGCCTTCTTTACAACGCCATCAAATGACTTGTAAAGAGCGTCTCCTGTTAGAGATGTGTCACCGTTAAGAATAACATCTTCGATGTCATTTCCTGCCTGTGTTGCCATCAAACGTGCAATATGATCTTCAAGATCTGCACCTTCGATGTTATCTTCTAGAGACTCAGTTGAAAGCTCCCAGTCCATGCGAAGCTTCTTTGTTGTTAGAGAAATCTTTGAGAAAGTTACTGCACTATTAGCAGCATCGTTATCTCCTTCAGTTGCAAGCTTCATAAGCTTCTCACCAACGGACATGCGATCAATCTCGGCTGTGTCTGACTTCATACGAACTGTACGTGCAACTTTACCGATTACGGTTGCGTCGAACATATAGTCAAGGAAGCGAGCAGACTGCTCTGGGTTTAGAAGACCACCATTGCCATTTTCAGACGCTGTGTGTACTCCTGAACCACCAGTTGTTGAAGCAAAAGTACCTCTAGCTGTTGTGCCAGATGCAATTGCCTTTTCTAATGTTTCATTGCTCATTTATTTTTCACCTACCTTAGTTAAATATTTCGTTCACGGAACCGAGGAAAGAACCGTTCCATTTGGATTTTTTGATTGTTACTTCTTCTGATCGGCCAAGATCTGAAGACTTCTTAATTGCAGTCTCTGATTCTACTGCATCGACACGCTTTTGTACACCATCAATCGTGCTCTTGATATCATTTACAGCACTTGAAAGTACTGTGTGTTGTTCTGCCAACTCTGAAATTCTAGCATCTACGCTCTTGCTAAAAGCTTCAACAGTCTCTTGGATTGTTGTTACTTGTGCTGCATTTGCTTCAGATGCCTTGTTTAGAGTTTCTGAGAAAAAGCCTTTTAGATCGCCTAACATCTTTGCAAAATCAGGTTCATCAACCTTATCTTCTGATACTTCGGCTGCTTTTTCCAGAGTCTCGGCAGGAACGTCTTCTGCTACTGCATCTTCTGCAGGAGCTTCAGCTGGAGCTGCATCTTCTGCAACTACTGCTGTCTCTTCAACGGCTGCTTCAACTGGTGCATCAACTGCAACATCTTCAGCAACTACGTTTTCTGTATTATCTGACATTTCATTACCTCCTTCTGCGTTTGCCTGTTTTGCAATTTTTTGTGTATCAGGCAACGTAAATCTTGAGTGCTTGTACGCATCAAGAATCTTATCAATCTCTTTTGCTTTATTAACATCTGAACTCTCAACCCAACCAATTAGTTGTGCTGGCTTACCAGATACTGGTGAGTCATATGTCTTCTCTGTTGAGATAAAAACAGAGTTACTGTCTTCACAGTAAAAAATATTCTCGGTTATAACATCTACTGCTATACCTTTTGCGATGTATTGTCCATTTACTTTCTGTATAGAAAGAATGTTACATAGCTCATTTGCTGGAGAGTCTACAATTGACAGCTCCATCAATTCATAGTCTTTAATAAATCTTACAGTTTTACCTGTAGCTTTATTAACTTCGTTATCTGATTCTTTAATCTTCCCGCCGATTGAGAATCCTGAAAGAGTTCCATCTAGAACTTTCTCCCAGCTGTCCTGTGCGCCTTTTGAAATGTATGCTGTTACATAAACGCCATTATAAAATTCTTTAGTTGCTGGATCATAAAAAGTTTCTGGCTTAAAAGAAACCATCTTTCCAACTGCAAGAGATCCGTGCATCTCACGAATGTTCCCACGGAAACCTTCAAAGGCTTTTATACTTGCCTCAGAAGTTACAACGTCACCAGTTTGGTCTACATTATCAAGTGTTGCAAAACCAGAAACAGTTCTCTTTTCACGGTTAACTTTAGTGAAAGGTACAGACAAGTTAATGTCGTTGCCATGGCTAGTCCATAAAGACTTTTCAATATTCATATGCTTAATTTTAGCGACTTATAGATAAAAAGGCAAATAACAGTTGAGTAGAGTTAGTCAACCTGTCTGCCATCGCCTTTAGCATTTCTTCCCTCACCAGAAATATCTGGGGTAGTTGCTTGGCGATCTTGAGATCTTTGTCTAGTATTTCCAGCCACGGCTGTCTGCTCGGCTTTTGCTGGGCCCTTAAGTTCAATAACATCATCTCCACCATCTAGCGGGATCATGCCTTTTCGAATTCTAACTTCATTAGGGGTAATTACCTGCATTCTTAAATATCTTTCGTCAATTTTAGACTGAGTATCTTCATCAGTTAAAGTTAATTCATTAAATTTAAGTGCTAGGGCATCTGTCTTTTCCTCAAATATTTTATTTACTTTCTTCTCTAAAATCATTTGGGCTGGACGACAAACCTGCTCTTTAAATGTTTTGTCCGCATCTCTTGCCACTGCCAAATTTACGCCTTCTGGGGTTCCAATTTTATTAATTGGGACACGGTGAGCCAATAAGATTTCATCTCTATTTGATTTACGATAAATATTAAATGAAGACTCCTGTGGATTTGCCTCCACTGGCTCCATCTTAAATTCTGTCTTTGAGTCTGGGGTGTCTCCTGGAAGTGGAATATATAGAGATCTGTGATTCTTTCCCTTTAATCCAACTTGGAAGAATTCAAGTAATTTTCTTTCTGATTCTGGAGAAAGTTTTGCGCCCTTGACTGTAATAATATATCTTGGGACCGCCTTGTTTTCAAAGTAGTCTAGGTTATATCTGCCAGATAACTCATTACCTGCAAGTGCTACTTGTGCTGCAATAATATCTGGGATACCATAGTAATTATTCATAGGGGTATACTTCTTCAAATGAATAATTTCATTTGGGCGATCTTCTTGCCCAGCAATTGGATTCTCTGTCATATTGTCTCCAAAATTGCTGAAGTAAACAGCCTTACCATAAAGCAATTGAATAAAGCCATCTCTTAGTCTACGTACACGCATTGTTTTTGCTGGGATGTGCCCAATGTATCCAATGTTTCCGCCTGTAGTTCTTCCTATTTCAATATAGCCATTTCCTGTTGCTTCTAAATCTGTATACACCTTAATTAAAGTTTGAGTAAAAGTATCTTCCTCATTTGTAGTATCAAGCCATGCGTGAATATCTTGGCGCAACTTGCTTATTTTTCTACGTGCTCTTTCAAGAGACTTGTCATCTGTGAGTGCATCAAGTGCATCATTTGTTTTCTTTGTTTCTACAAAATCATATCCTAGGCCAACTATGTTGGCAACCTTTGCATTTATTGCTGCATAGTTATATGTTGATGTTTCATATACTACCGAAAGATATTCAAGGTTGTATGTTGGCTCTACTAAGTCGAACATAGCATATCCTGTAATAGCTTGTGCTAATAGGTTTTGCTGTGTTCCCGTTCCTTCTACGCCAGTAAATGATTTAGAAAACTCTCTGCTTATCTTGCGTTTAAATGAGGCACCTAGACCTCTAACTTTTTTTAACTCATCTACTCCAACCGCAAATGGGTCATTGCTTGTTTGATCCTTTTTTAGTGAGAACCAGTCTGCTGTGTTTGAAATATTAATTATGTTTTCAGAACTCTCATCATCAATAAATTCTACGCTCATCTCATACCCCTTAATTTTTTCATATCGTCTTTATAGCTTCCAATATCTAACGGGTCTGGAACTAATCCCCATTCGAGCCTTTGCTTCTGATGTTCAAATTCTTCATCGTCAATTTTCCTTCTAGCGGAAAGAAATTTAGGCCCGCCCTCATATATACCGAATGAGCGAACTTCTCTAGCCAAAGCATCGATTCTGGATCTATTTCCTTTTTTGGACGTGACTGAAAGAAAGTTCCCATCATCATCCCCAATCCATCTGCCGTCTGGCATCTCCCAAACATATATTCCGAGAGTAGACTCTTCCGCAAGTACTTTGGTGTTTATACGATTAATGTCCATAGTAATTTATTTTACCATTATTTCCTACACAAGTCCAGCTTTTTGTCAACAAATGTGACAAAATTAAATAGTTTGTATCACTACCCAGTCACTATTGTATACTCTTGGAGCAGAATCTGTCAAAGTAAAGGACGTATCTGAAACATAGGCATTTGGACGGGAAATGTAAGAAGTGTAATGATCTAAAGCTAATGTCCCTGACATTGCATAATTGTAAATAGCAATATTTTTATACAGGCTTGAAGGTCCCCCTGCGCTTGAATAATTAAACTTTAATACGCCTGATGCAGGTTGTGTTAAAACTAATACAATATGATGCAGGTTATCTGCTAGAAATACATTTGATATATTTGTCTGACTTGTCCGATCTACTCCATTTACGTATATCTTTGATATATTGGTCTTTGTTATGGTCCCGCCCGTTGTCCAAGAATATCTAGAAGCCGTGTAAGAGCCATCTGAGGCCACATCAAACAAGGTGTTAGCCGTAAGGTCAGAAGGTGTAAAAAACATCTCTATGGTGCTCACAGAGTCTTTTACAGGTATGTTAAAGCCTGCTCCTGCCTTTGTTTGCAATCCA